CCCTGGGCCCGTGCATAACGGATCCCGAATTCATAGCCCAAACCTTTAGGTGAGCGGTCGGATTTGGGGAATTGATTGTAAGTGATCTGCTCATCGCTGAATTGGTTCCGAATCCCTGCACCGTAGACGGTCTTCAAAGTATCTGTGATAGCAGTAAGGTCGTGATATTCAGACATTGGTGAATCCTCCGGTCAGCGTGCTACCGGCGCAACGCATCGAACAATTGTTTTTTCGCTGCAGCCCTGGCGTCACGCATATTGTTGATTTTGGTTTCTCCTCCATCGGATCCAGGTTCAGCACCTCTGTCCATCTTGGGCGTGGGGGGAAGGTCACTCTCGCTCCGGCCTCCGGCCTCTCTACTGCCATTCTTCTTGTAGTCCTCGATGATTTGCTTTCTTAAGGCATCGAAGTCTTTGGCAGCGGCGGTGATGAGCTTCTTTATCCCTGCGCTGTCGGACAGCTCGATATCGTGAATGGGGTTGTTGACCCCCAGGTACTTTTTCAACCATTTGCTCTCAGCCTTGTTCAGCCCCTCAAGGCCGTCCACAGACTTACCGACATATTGGTTGAAAGAGCTGATCAGCTTTGCATCTTCGGCGGCTTGCTGTTTTTGCAGCTCCTCCTGCCGACGCACCTCTTGCTGCTTTGCAAGCTGACCTTCAAGGCGCTGAATTGTCTCCTCTGGCGTTTCGGTTTCTCGACGTTTGGCCTCTTCGGCCCTGGCCATTTCGGTCTGGATTTTCTTCAGCTCGTTGCGATTCTGCAGCAGCTCCTCGACATCGTTGGCACCGATCTTCTCTTTCAAGGAGGTCATGCCGCTGATGAAATCATCGAGGGCGTCAGCGCTGTCCAGGCCGTATTTTTCCAGTATTCCTTCGATCTGTGCCGGAGTCTTTCCAGATTCTCCTGCTGGTTTGGCGTCTGCTGTGGCTTCCTTCTTGTCACCGGCAGGGGTTTTGTCACCTTCTGCCGCTACAGTCTTGCCTTTGTCAGTGACGTCTTCGGTTGTCTTGTCGACTACTGCATCTCCCATCGGAACCTCCTTTGTAGTGTCCTGCAATCATGGGATCTCCATCATTGCAGAACCCAAAATGCAAAAAGGGGAATCCGTCAGGGTGACGTCACGGATTCCCCTTATTTGCAGTGGTACTGGCAGTCAGCGGCCAACTGAGCCAGTAAGATTGTTAAGCCGCCTTATTCCTTGGCATCCTTCCAATATCTGTGGACAAGGCGGTATTCCCGTTGTGGCATTTCCTTGCCTGGGAATTGCTTCGGGTCTGTGTAAACTTTCTTTGTCGGTCTGTAGAGCCCGATGATCACCCCCAGGAGATTCTCTGCGCTGACCAATGGGATCCGGCCTCTCCAGAACTCCGGCCTCGTTTTAAGGGTCACACTGAGCAGCTGATCTCGCTGTTCATGGGTGTAAAGAAAGTTTTTCAGACGGTTAATTTGAACCTTCATCCAGTTTACTCACTATGCGGCGTCGGACTTCAGATCTTATCGCCGCCTCAAAGGCCTCAAGCCTCAAGGTCATATTGTTGCAGGGCCGGTCAGGCATCCCGAATAAACATCCAGGGCTGACCCCCATCCCCCTTTTATAATTGCGGCACTCAGGCTGCTGATACATATTGCAAACGACGCTGGCATGAAAGCGGATCTCTCTCATTAGTATCCTGCCGGTGCGTTGGAATAGCCCTCCGGCGCTGAGGGCTCAGTGGGCATCCCCTCTTGTGGCATTTCAGGTACTTGTGGCGGCTGATTCGCTGCAGACATCTGCGCCTGGGCTGCGGCCATCTTCTGCTGCTCTTCAAGCATCTGCAGCTCGGACATCGCCTTATGCTCGTTTGTGTGAGCGACCAGCACCGCCTTCGCATCGTCGCCCAGGTTGCGGAATTCGGGCGACAGCAGGAACTTGCGGTGAATCTGATAGTGGACGTTGTGGTCATCGAACTGGAACAGCTCATCGTCACTGAGCATGATCGGCTCCATGATCGATGGATCGGTTTGCGCCATGATCTGCAGCTCGTCATCGGCAAGGCCCAGGGCCATCGGGTTCTGTATCGAGAGCCATAGCCCCTCGATGTAGGGCACCTCTTCTACGCCGATGGGCGTCTGGATCTTCTTATACTTGAAGCCGTCCTCTTTGGTGTTGGCGACCAGCGTGTTTTCCATCGTCGCCCGATCCACATCGACTGAGGTCTTGTCTTTGAAGCCGGATAGGCCCAGGCGCTTGAGCAGCTCATCCCTGTATTCGGGATCCAGATCGCTCTGGCTGGAGAAAAGCCCTGCCTTCGTCAATTCCAACATCATCTGCGTCTGGCCCACCCTGGTGGAGGCAAGGCCGGAGGCCAGCTCCAGGCGCACGTCGGTGTTGCCTCTCAGGTCGGCAGACTTAAAGGCCCGAACCTCCACACCGTGGCCTCGGCCGGAGACTTTGATCATCCTCTCGGTCGTGTACACCTCACCGGCCAGCAGCAGCCGTTTGCGGTAGGTGCGTTTGTGGGATCGATAGAAGCGAGTGATGTCGGGGAAGTGGCCCATTTCGGCCGCATCCCTTAAGATGTCGACCATGATGCCGGAGGCGCTGCCCGTGGGCGCATTGCCACGCAGCACGTTCTTCGGGTCGCCAGCCACATCTTGGATGGTTGCCCGATGGATCGCCCGTTCCTCCAGCACCTGGGCCGGATACGGGGTGCCCTGCTCGATAGTCGGTCGCTGCCCACCGGCGGTGAGTGGATCGTAGCGGATCGCCAGGAGGTGCTGCCCCCAGCTTGTGGCCCTTTTGATCCTGGCCTTGCTCGGCAGCATGACGATAGGTCGGGCCAAGCCCTGGCGGTTCATCTTCAGGTCTCGGTCGATTTCGTTGATAGTGTTCTGTGGAGAGATCAGGTCGTCTACTGCGCTATCCGGCCAAAACCGTCCAGGTACATAATGATAGCGGTAGTCAGTGGCGGTGTAATACCAAGCGACGGTGCCCTGGTCTTTTTGGACAGGGATGGGCATGCGGTTAATGTCGAATATGACCTTATCTCCGACAACACCCACATACCTTCCATTGGGCAAAGCGCTGTTGGGCGAAAATTCAAACTCTTTAAACAGGACAAGGTCTTCGTCGTCTTCATGGAACTCCTGCATGTCCTCAACGCCGTTGCCCTTCCAGGGGCTTACGCTGGCCACCAGCTTGGCCAGTTTCTTCTCGTAATTGATGATCGGCTCATCACGCTCGGCCTTGTTGACCTTGATCTTGAAGGTGTCCTCGACCCACTCCCTGTTCTTCAGGCTCTTGAACCCGATCCAGGGCTTGAGCATTATGTCGTCGCCCACTGCAGGACATGCAAAATTAAACGGGCTCCAATTAAAGCTGGCCACCTCTGACTTTGTCGTCGGCTCACCGGTCTTGTGATCGATGCCCCACTCGCTGTCGCCAACGATAGGGATCGTTCGAAGAAACCCGATGCCGGTCAAGATCATCCAGACCGCAGCCTTCTCGGTTTCGTCCTTGAAGGCCTCATCGTTCTCGGCGTCCATGTGCCGGAGTAGGTATTCGCCCATCTTGGCGGCATCCCTGTCCTCCTGCTCCATGGAGTTGGGCCAGAGCTTAATGCTGAAGTCTTTGTTCAGGATCAGCGCACGCATCGACCGGACATGATCCCTGATGATGTTGGCCACCGGCGTTGCTTCGTTCTTGGAGGGGGCCATGCGCCGAAAAGTGCCGGTGCTGATCACCCAATTGAGCCACTGCTCACCGATGTAATACAGGAGGTTTCTGAACCAAATCCTCTCCCGAATAATGATGCTGGGATCTTTGAGCTTTGAGAATGCTTGCTGGGAAAGGTTTATGATTTGGGCATTATCGAGTTTTTTCATCGGCTCCCTCTCCTGCGCTTACGCTTCGACGGTTTCCAGCCGTGGTCGACGGCGTTAAGCAGCCGCTGCTGAGCTTTGGCTTTTCGGAGAGTTGTACCTTTGGCGTGGACTGCGTTCGGTGTGCTGACTTTGTATTTCGAGCCCACCTCGGTGATAGTCGCTGGCATAGCTCCCCCTTCTTTTTGCTACGCAACTCTAACCCGATCAATGGACTCATCGCCGGAAGCAATGAACTCCTCGGCGTCAATCCCCTCGGCTTGTAGCTTGTCAATCGCATCAGCGACGGTCACCGGAGATGCATGCCGTGTAAGCCGCTTGACGTTGGCGTACTCGATGGCGTCTCTGCTCATCAGCCGTGTGATAAGGTCTTGTTCTCGCTTATCAAAGGCCTCTCGCCGGTTCTGGCTGGTGCGGTCGAAGTGGATTTGCCTCCAGATGTAGAGGCCGATCATCACAAATAATACAATATCACTAACATTTATGTCAAACATAGTCACTCCTTTTCGAGCTGCCCTGGCTTGTTGACCTTGGCCTGGGCCTTGTAAGCGATCTCCATCTTTTTGGCTATATCCTTGTATTGCTGTATTTTGGCGATGACCGCCTTGCGCCACCGCCGGAAATAGAACACGGTGCCAACGATCCCGATGCCAAGCCCTGAGCAGAACAGACCCAGGGCCAATAAAATCACGGTTGTCCATGTCATGACCATGTCAAATCCTCCTTGCCCTCAAGTTATTCGTGAGCTGTAATCGAGCTGCCCTTTGTCAGACTTTGTTTTCGTCGAGCTTATGGTCACCGCACCAATCCGTTGCAAACACAACAGGCCAGCCCTTTAACTTCGGCGCATGTCTCCTGCAGCGCCCAAGGGCATTGCCGCTGTCGGGCTCCGGTGGCTTGGGCGGCACCGGCCCTGGCATCGGCACTCCCAACCGCTCTCCCCAGCCATCATCCGGCACCGGCGCACCCCCAGCGTCTTCCTGAGATACCATCGGCATGATGTAAAGGTCTTTCGGCACAAAGAAGCGGCATGTCGAACAGCGCATCCGAATCTGCCGGTTATCCCAATTGTCATAATTAGGCAGTTGAGCCATGGCTTCCCTCCTTTCCTGGTTAGCCCCAATAGTAGGCTGATGTCGCCCAGCTCATCAGCAGCGGCATCAGAATTAGCCCGTAAATAAACGGGCCGAACAGCAGCTCGATCACAGTTTCACCCCCTTTCCTGGTCAGCCGGAAGTAATCGAGCGGATCCAGGCGTTCATCTGTTTCCGCACACGCATCCTCTCTTCCGGTGGATCAAATTCATTCTCAAGGCACCTGGGCTTCCAGCCAGCAAGGCTGCACAGGATCGCCATGCCCTCATAGTACCTCGCCATATTGTGGATCAGGACGATGGCCCTGGAGATCCGGCTACGCACGGCGTATGGCACCGTAACCCGATCTTTGCGTGACGCCTCTTTTACCAGCGACTTTACTTCCTTCTCCTCGATGGCAAACGACGACTCGATATCCTCGGTGTATTCATCGGAAAAATCTTTGTACAACCTCTGAACTTTCGGCATTACAATTCCTCCCAGCCTTCCTCATCGTCCAGGTCAAAATCGTCATCTCCTGCAGCCTCCTTCTCAATTCGTCGCTTCTCTTTCCATGCAGCCTGGGCCGCAGTGTCCAGCTCTTTTTCCTGCTCTTTGCGTTCCATCAGGCGAACCTCCTCTGCAACCCTTACCGGATCCAGACTCAAAGGCCTGAACATACACAGCAGCGCTGCCTCATCGTAACAGTGATCCTCTAATTTGGTGTCGACGTCTTCGGGCTTGTTGGCGTCGTGTGTCAAGGCCGGTATCGTCCGAATAAAAGCCTCGCAGGACTCATAGACGACCATCATCGGCATGCCCTCGATGCCGTCCTCTCCGACAGGGATCCTGAGGCGCTCATGGAACTGGCGTACCTTCAAGATCCGGCTCGGATCCCCTTTGTACAAATCATTTATACCACATCCGGCGAACACTTCGGCAGTTGATTTGCCTTGCCCTCCTCCTTCATAGTTGGGTTTCTTGCTCCAGCAGTCCGGTGAGAGGATGTGCATGACCTTGCCGGTGACGCCCTCCTCGGCCTCGATCCTCTTGATGTGGTCGGCCAGGATGGTGTCGGTCTCCCTGGTGCCGGTGTCGGGCTCCCCCCCAGGCATCTGGCCGTATTTTTCCCTGAACCGCCAGAAGCGCCCATCGGCGTCGATCCACCACCAGCCCATGCTATAGGGTTTGCCGAAGCCCCAATCCATCGTGAAATAGATCGGAGCGCCCATCGGGATCGGCCTGGGCTTGACGACATGATGCTGGGTCGAAAACAGGAACATCTGGCCAAGATAGATATCCCAATTGCCGTCCTTGTAGGCTGTCCTCCAGGGCTCCGGCAGATTGTTCAGCCGCACGATGTAGCCAGGGTCGACCTTGGTTAAGATCGGATTGTCCTCCAGAAGCCCAGGGAGATACTGGCGCACCATGGCCGGTGCATCGGGGAACTGCGGATCCCTGGGCGCACGTTTCAGTGCATAGGGAGGAGCGAAGTCAACCCACCTTTGCTTGACCCAGCTGTGGCCGACGTTGCCTGGGTTGCTGGCCACATAGATGCCAGGGATTTTG